GTATTCATCTCTGGTAAGACTCTAACTTCTATTGATCAAGTTAGTGGTGATGTAATTAACCGCTATGAACTTAACAACTACAATAGTGATCAGCGTGAAGCTTTAACTGGCAATGATTTAGATACTGAAGGATTTATTCCTCAGGATAATGCACTCTTAGTTGGTGGTGATAGCAATGATCTAGAGGAACGTGCAACTCTTCGTGTTGCAACAACAGATGAACCTACTGCAACTCGCGGTGCTACTTATCAAACTGGTGGTAGAGTTGGTATTAATACCACTCTAGGACTTACTGCTGATAGTGATTTAGATCGTAACTTTGTTGTTGATGGTGATGGTAGAATTACTGGTAACTTCTTGATTCAAGACGATATCAGTGTTGATGGTGGCGATATCAATACCACCTCCTCTACGTTTAACCTAATCAATAATAATGCACTGATCCTTAACTTTGCCAGCCAAGCACAACTGGTTGACATGTTTAGCAGCACCACTAATGATCAAACGATCACTATGGGTAGTAATTCTGATTTCCAAACATTCAGAATTGGAACAAATGCTAATAGATCTGTCTTTAGTGTTCATCCTCTATCAACAAATGCATTTGTTGATATTGCATCTGTTTCGGATGATGCTGCTAACCAATCTCAAGTTTATATTGGTGGCGCATGGGCAAACAGAGATTCTAAAGTAGTTCTTGGTTCTTCCCAGACAATTGCTTCTGGTGACCTTGAAATTGGCAATAAAACTGCTGCTGGAACAGGAACAGCAAGACTCTTCTCTCAAACCAGAACAGTAAGACTATTTGATAATGACCAAAATACAACGATTGAAGCATTTACAAGATCTAACAATCTAACTTTCTCCTCTCTTGGTGGATTTACTACCATTAGAAACAACTTGAAAGTTCAGGCTTCTGCAGAAGTTGACTCTAATATCATTCTATCTGGTGGTACAACTGCTGGTATTGTTGAGATTGTAAGAGGTAGATTCTCTACTCCTATTACACTTCACAATCTTGGTTCTCTTGACACACCAAATATTGACTTCTATAAGTATGAATCTACTGGTAGAAGAATTGATACCGAAGGTGGTAGACTCTGGGGTGGATCTCAGGATTTAGCAGGTGGCGGTAGAATTGCTGGATTTGATAATCTACAGGCAGCAGCTAATTCTCTACGTCCAGCAGGAACATATACATTCAGATTTGCAGATGGTGGATCTGGAAATGGCGCAGCATTTGATATTTCAGTTGCATTTGATGGCACAGTTGCTGTTACACTTGTTGCTCCTGGTAGTGGTTATGCTGACAATCAGACATTGACCATTCCTGACTCTAGAGTTGGTGGCGGCGGTGCCCCTGATATCACATTAGACATTAATGGTGTTACAGATGCAAGTGATGTTTATATCCTTCCAATTACAACACCTGGAGTAAATGACTTCTCTATTGGTGATCTAATTCTTCTGGATCGTGGCAACGCTGCATCTCCTGATGAAGTTACTCCAGAGGGTGGAAGTTCAGTTACTGGACTGAGAGATCAGTCACAATCTGAGATTATGCGTGTTGTCGGTCTTGACAACGTTAGCAATGCAAATGATACTCAAGGTTTCAGAATCTCTGTTACAAGAGCACAGGAAGGCACTCAAGAGGGCACAAATCACCCCGATGGTTGTGTTATCGCTAAACTGGATAAGCAAGCAGCTGCTTCTTATCTAACTGGTAAGGATGTTGGTACAGTTGGTGGTTCGCCTACTACCCCTGATGGCATCTTGGATGAACCAAGAGCTGGTATCGATGGAACCAGTGCCAATGTTAGAATTGGTGTTGCTGAGTTTGGTGGTGTTCTAACCACGCTAGATTTGATCAGAATCGATCAAGCTGAAATTTGTGGTATTGCTGATGTTATTAGCACCGATGTTCAATCTCTAATAGTTAATGATGGTGGCAATCCTGCAACCACGATGTTTAAGGTTGAATCTACAACTGGTAATACAACTCTTGCTGGTAATTTTGGTGCAGGTTCTGGATTTAATAAATTCACAATTGCTGGTGCAACTGGTAATACTAACATTGCAGGAACCACAACGATTGAAAATACTCTCACACTGAATGGTTCTACAATTCCAAATAATGAGTTCTTCACCATCACTAATGGCGGTCCTTCCTTCGAGGATGATGGAACAACGATTGACGTTCCACTGAGAACTACGTTCCAGATTGATACAGCAACTGGAAACCTCACGATGAATGGTGGCAATATCAACATCTTTGGAGTTGATGGAACTACACCACGACTGACATTTAACAACTCTTCTGGTGACTTTACCACTTATGGTTCGTTCTCTGCACTTGGAACTGGACTATCTACTTTCGGTGGTCCTGTTACGATGGCAGGAGACCTAACAGTCAATGGTGGTGATCTGGTTGTCAATCAAGATGGCAATGAAGTATTTGCTGTTGATGATGATGGTTCCCTTAACATTGCGGGTATTACTAACTACTTCTCTCCATCGGGAGCAACTAAGTGGAAGGTAATTAATAATAACGTATATGATTGCGTATCTAACGTAAGTTACTTTGTTGATGTGTCTGGTACATCTTTCATTAGACTACCAACAGATCCTCAAATGGGCGATATGATTCGCATTATAGATATTAGTGGCAACCTTTCGTATAACATCTCCCTAGTTATTAGAGCAGCAAATCTACAAAGAATTCAAGGTTCTCTAAGCAACACAGGATCTACCATTCTTGGTTCATTGGCAGCAGGAAATACTGCTAATCATAATGGTGGTGAGTTGGTTGTTCAAACACCAAATGCAGCATTCGGTCTTGTATTTGGAGGAACAGTTGATTCTGATGGCGATGGTGGTGTTAATCCAAACCGCGTAGGTTGGTATCTAATGGACGTATAAACGAATGTCTTTTTATCAGGAAATCAGAACTGCCAAAGCAGCTGCTATTGGCACTATCATGCCATTCACGGGGAACATCTCGGATGTCCCCGATGGATGGATTCCCTGCGATGGATCTCTAATTGCTGCAGCAGATTTTCCATTACTTGCTAGAGCAATCGGAGACACATATAACTTATCTACAGGTGTTACAGATGGATTGATTGCTACTTTCAGTAGTAATGCTGTAACAGAAGCTGCTAGAGTTCCTAGTACATACATCTATGCTCCTTTAGATGGAAGTGGTGGAGGTGCTAGTTTTGCTATTGTTGTAGCTGATGCTGGAACAGAAGGTGGTGGTGCTCCTAGTGGTGTTGGTGGTAGTGTAACTATTACCAGACTTACGCAAGGTATTAATTATGTACCTACTGATACTTTAACTATTCCTTCTGGTCAATCTGGTGGTGGTAGTGATATTACAATCACAGTTCTCACAGTTGAGCAAGGAGATGTATCTACATTTGGTGGAGAGTTTCCAAACTATACTGGGGAAATTGTTCTTCCCAATCTAATCAACAAACCTATTGTTGATATGGAAATTAACTATTTTGGCACTGGTGGATCTTCTGCATTAGAAAAAGATTCTTCTAATGATGCTAGTTTGAGAGACATTACTCCATTCACTGATCCAGTGACCATAGCAGAAGTTGTTCCTTATATTGGAGCAAATGCTGATTCTGGTGTTCCTACTACTTTTAACGATGTTGCAACAGATGTTATCTTTGAATTAAATGAAAGAACTACATTTGATGCTGGAGGGGGTGAAGTAGGATATTACTATACTGGAAAAGTACAAGGAAATACTATTTCAGAAGGTTCTGGTGAAGGAAATAAAGTTATATTTTTTGGACCTAGAAAGTTAGGTCGAAGTCATTTAAAAAGTCATCGTCACTCTGGAAAATTCCAGAGCGTTGCTAAAGTTCCCACCACACAACCAGGAGAAGGTGTTATCCCTTGGTCTAATGTAGGTTTCAGTTTTAGAGCATCATTTGATAGACAAGATGGTAATATCTTTATTACAAATGATGATACTGTTATTCTTGAGTGGGAAATGGATAACTGGGAAAGAGGAAGATCTGGTTTTGGTGGAGGATTGGATAGTAGAACTGTTGCTGCTGTTAGAGCAGAAAATCCTCCAGTAAACTGGACTCCACAATCAGTTGTATGGTCACCTATTAAATCTGAACTAACACAACCACATAACCATAGAAACTTTAATAATCTTGATACTTCTAATTCTAAAATTAAAGGTATGATATCTGGTGGTATTGCAGGATTTACTAAAGGTCAAGCAGATGCAAGAACTGTCCAGTTTGGTATTTCTGGATCTGATGTAAGTATTCCTCAGGGATATACAAATTTTTATCCTGATTTGCTTGAGTATGAGGGGAAAACTACTGCTAATGCAAACCTTACTGCAATGTCTAATCCTACCCAGTTCCAATCTTCGCTTATGGGTACTTTAAATAGTAATAGAGGATGGGATTTCTTGGTAAAAACTCCTGGAGAACCAGATGAGATTCAACCTCATACTCACGATGAAGTTGACATTGACTTTCAATTATCTGGTATGAGACCATTAAATAGTTTAGAAGTTTATGTTGAAGCTCCAAACCCAGATACAACTTCTGGATTTTTGAGAGGTATTCAATTAGATAATGCACGAAATCGCGGTGTGTTTCAGATTAATTTTGTAAACACACAACCACAAATGACCTGTATTCACTGCATTAGAGCATACTAATGGCAAATAACAACTATTCACAAACAAAAGCAAAGTACGGCGGGTACATTGGTTCAATCCAAATTCATGCAACACCATACTTGACTGGTGTAAATGATGCCTCAACCGAGGCTTTTAGGACTCATGCTCCAGCAGGATTTTTGTTGTGTGATGGAAGCATTAAAAATGCGAATGAGTATATTGCTCTATCTCAAGTTTTGGGGGTTGGTGAAGAATCGAAGTTTAAAAAACCTGGAGTCAATCTTAGAGAAGCAGATGAAGAAACTGATGATTTGGGACAATTCCAATTACCAGATTTAGGATCTAAAGTTATTGTTCCATCACGATCTGTTGGAGATTATACAAATGATATAGTAGGAGATAGCGAACTTTCTAGAGTTGGTCCTGAAGTTCAAGTTGTATGTAATGAAGGAACTCAATTAACTTGTGATTTTCAGGGTAATTTTAGAGGAGGTGCTTTTGCTGCAAACTACGCTTTTAGATCTAATCCAAAATATACATTTACGACAACTAGTGCAGAACAATTCCTTGATATTGAGAACTTCCAAGGACATGCACACAATACAAGTGCAAACTATGTTAACTATAGCACCAATCACCAAGTTGGCGGAGATGGTAAAGAACGTGGTGCTGATAGTGGAAACTCTAGTGCTTTTAATATTCTTGAAACCAGTGAATTGAATACTACTGCATTATCTTCTCATACTCATAAAATTGCAAAACCAACTCTTTATAGTAGTAGTTTTGCATATCAATTGCAATCATTTGATATTCCAGCAGACAATGTATCAGCAACTTTGAATGTTAATGTATCTGACATTCAGAAATTGGATAATGTTGTAACACCATTTATTGTAGTATCATACATTATCAAGATTTAAGAGGGAGTCATGGTAGTAGCAAGGACACAATGCATATCGATTATCGACGAATCGTCTCCCAGTACAAGTACACATCAAAGTGATTGGGCGTCTTTTAGAAATAATTATCCAGATCGCGAATTTTGGTTGTTACAACCAGCTGGCACGAGATGGGATTTTGGTGATTTGAATAGACCATCTAATTTTCTATCAGATAGTTTAGCTCGCACTAGAACAGTTAATAGAGATGATGGTAATGTTTCAAATAGATCTGACTGGTTTGAAATATGTAATTTTGATACACAACCACCAGGATCTTATGTATCTGTTTGGTTAGATATATCTGGTTCGATGGTGTTTGCTACTGTCGAGGCATCTTATAATTATTTTATTCAACGATGTACTAATGCTGGTATCAACGTTATTCTTGAAACCAGTAATTCAGGAGAAAGGTGGATTCCTGGTCATAACGAAGATTTTCCCCCATCCGCATCATTTTCCTCAGATCCAGATTTTCTAACAAATTTTAATGTAGACGATACTATCACTATTGATTACGGAGAGTCTGCTTCTTTATCTTGGATTGTATTTGGAGATGTTGATAGTGCAACAATAAACAATGGTGTTGGTGCAGTAACCGATCCATCTGGTACTATATCTGTATCACCAACAACAACCACAGATTATACCCTTTCGGTTTCGGGACCTGCAGGAAATCAATCTAGAACGATTACAGTTACTGTAAACGATCCACCTCCCCCAACAATTACACTTAGTGCATCTCCGACTTCTTTTATTCGTGGCGTCACTGGACCTTCAATATTATCATGGAATGTATCTGGTGTATCAGTTGATTTTTTAAAACTAAATGGTGTAAACGTTTTAACAAGTCCTGGATTAACTACTACCAATTACGCAGTAAATCCTACTAATGATACTACATATACACTTGTAGCAAAAAACTTTAGTGGTGATAGTGAAGTTGATTCTCAAGCATCAGCATCTGTTGATATTACTGTATACGAACCTGCTGTAATTGATAGTTTTTATGCTCAACCTAATCCTATGGTTGTAGGATCCATAGCAGGTACAAGACTAATTTGGGAAACAAGTGGTGATATATCCACAGCAACAATTTCTCCTCCTATTACAGATGATGGAGAAGTTTTACTTGAGTCATCTTCATTTGTATTTCCAGTTGCAACTACAACATATACTTTAACTGTATCTGGTGATGGAGGAACTGATGTTGCCTCTGTAACTGTGGAGGTTTGTCAAATTCCTCAAATATCTGGAGAATTCCCGCCATCTTTAGATTATGGGGAAGATTTTACAACTACTATTTCATATAGAAATGCTAGTTCTACTTGTGGTGTTACTATTACTTACACAAATATTGAAGGAACTGCTACTAGTGAGACAAGAAATTTTACATTATCATCTAGTGATAAAGATAATACAGAAACAGAAGTAACTTTTAACTCAACTATTCCTTGGGATAATTTTGGTCCTAAAAGAATAAGTTATGCGTTGTTTGCAAG